TTTGCTGAATTTATTCCAATCCTGGACAAGGGCGCGGAAGGCCTAAAAGAATTCAAGCAAATAGCAGAAGACACCGGGACCACATTGTCCGGTTCAATGCTGCGCGACATGGACAACACCAGCACTGGCGTTGCGACCATGAACTTGTCGTTCAAGGGGCTTGGCGTCACGTTGTTCGAATTGCTGAAGCCAGCGTTTGACGAGGCAATAGGTGCTACCACAAGTTTTGTCGAAGCCCTTAATCAAGACATTATAAAAGGTGGTGTGGCCAGAACTGTTCTGGACGCGCTGGTGATCGGCCTTGAACTTTTTGTGGCCGCGCTTGACACGGCCATTACTGCCATAACGTCCATAGTCCAGACCTTCGAAGCATTCCTGCTGACGTTGGTCATAATTGCGAAATACCTGGACAAGTGGTTTGTCGATGTATTCACGCTTCATTGGGCACAAGCGAAGGAAGACACCACAAAAGGTCTTCAAGAAATTGGCAACGTCTGGGCGGGTTGGTTTGCGCAGCAGGAAAAGCAGGCCCAGGCTTACCATAACCGTATAAAGCCGCTGCTTACCCCGCCGTCGACGGGCAACCGCACACCTGACCCGAAAAGTGACAAGCCCCCACCGGACGCTGGTGGTGCCAAGGAAGCTGAAGCGCTTGCCAACGAAATGATCAAGGCGGACGAAAAAGCCGCTTTGACTGGTGTGGCTATAGAACAGGAAGCGAACCAGAAAAGGTTCGCTATGGGCAAGGAGTCCCTGGACGCGCTTGTCGGTCAGGAACTGTCGGCTGAAAACAAAATTCATGACATTAAGCAGAAGGCGCTTAATGACGAACTGGCTGCCGACAGCAACAACAAAACAAAGAAGCAGGCCGACAAGGACGCGCTGGTCCAGCTTGAACTTGACCATCAGTTGGCTGTGCAAAAAATTGAAAACAACGGCGCGCAGGGGAAGCAGAAATTAAGCGAAGAAGACGTTAAGCGGCATATGGCTGCGGCCGACCAAATTTTGAAGGTCGCCACGCAGCAAGCCGACGACGACTACAAGCTGAACAAAATTACGGCTGACAAAAAGGACGAGCTAATTAAGAAGGCTGTCCTTGCGAACCAGCAGACACAAAACCAAATTATCAATCAAGCCGAAATTGGGCTTGACCACCAAAGCGAACTTTACAAAAGGTACGAGGACGAACGCACCAGAATTAACAACGAGGCCAACGCCAAAATTACGGCTTCGAATGTGGCTGCTGCCGTTGCCCTGCAACAGTTACAGCAGAAAGAATTACAGGACTTCATTAAGTTAAAGAATGACGAACTGAAGTCTGTAACCTCTAATATTGACTTTCAGCGTTCCATTGGACTTATTTCTGAAGACGAAAAAGTCAATATGGAACGGAGCGCCGTCGCGCGCATAGCGCAAATACAGACGGACGCAATTACCAAGCAGGAAAACGACCTTAAACTGGTCGGCAAAGCTTACGACCAAGCCGAACAGCAGAAGGTCCAGATAACGCAGCAGGCTAACCTGCGAATTCAGCAGTTGGACCAGCAGCTTTTGCAGTTCGAAGTCCAGCGGTGGCAGCAGTTCGCCATGACTATTGGACACAGCTTTAGCAATGCCTTGTCTGGAATGCTTCAGGGGACAATGACGTGGCGGCAAGCTTTGACGTCGATCCTGAATTCTGTGGTTCAAGCCTTCGCCCAAATGGGGCAGGAATTGCTTGACGACTGGATCAAAAAGCAGGTCGCCAAATTGTTTGTCACCCAGTCGACGGAAAAATCGTCTGCGGTTGCAAGTATAACGACGCAAGCAGCTATTGCTGGCGCGGGTGGTGTCGCGTCCATGGCCGCTGCGCCGTGGCCGCTTGACCTTGCCGCCCCGGAATTCGGCGCGGCCATGGCGGAAGCTGCCATGGGCTTCGGAACGCTGCTTGGCTTCAGCGGTGGTGGTGTGGTCGACAACGACATGTTGGCCAAGGTTCACACCGACGAAATGGTTCTGCCCGCGCACCTGTCCAAGGGCGTGCAGCAAATGGTTTCCCAAGGTGGGGCTAATGGTGGTGGGAAAAGTGAAGGCGACCATTACCACATAAGCATTTCGGCCGTAGATGCACAAAGTGTGTCGCGCTTGTTCCAGGCCAGCGGCGGTGCCCTGGTGCAAGCCTTGGCCCGCCAACAACGGCACGCCAACCCGAACTTTAACAGGGCGAACTAAACGTGAGCAGCACAGTCCTACCCAGCCTTCCCGGTTTGACGTGGCCTGCCAAGCGCAGCGCCATTTTCAACACGACGAAGCAGGTCAACAAGTCCGGCAAGGAAGTTCGCATAGCGAACTGGTCGACGCCGCGCTACCAGTGGGTGCTGGACTTCAATTTCCTGCGGCAGTCAGCTTCACCGGCTTTTACCGAATTCAGTCAATTAGAGGGTTTCTTCGAAACCCTGAAGGGTGGTTGGGACAGCTTTCTGTATACCGACCCGGACGACAATTCGGTGACCGGGCAAGCCATTGCCACGGCAGTGGGTGGGTCGACGCAGAATTATCAGTTGGTGCGAACCTTCGGTGGTGCCAACACGGTGATCTACGCACCCAATACAGTCACGGCTGTCAAAGACAACGGCGTCACCAAGACGGTCGGCACCGACTACACCATTGGCAATTGGGGCAGCGCCACCCCAGGACAAATTTTGTTCACCTATGTGCCGATCACTGGTCACGCCATTACAGCCGACTTCACCTATTATTTCCCGTGCCGGTTTGACGACGACCAGTTGGACTTCGACAAGATGATGTCGAATTACTACGAATTGAAGAAGCTTTCATTCATGAGCATTAAATGACAAAAGTTGCGCGCCACATGCAGGTGTGGCTTTTCCAGTTCACCGAAGAACCACGTAAGTGTGCAAGCGTTCGCGTGGCTGCCTGGGACCGCACTACGGCCGTTGAACTGCTGTCCGAAAAGCTTGGGCTTATGCTTTCACCTGCCCCGTACCAGCACCCCGCGCCCGGCTGCATTCTGTCCTGCATTGGGCGCAACGACGGCATAACTGAACCGCGCATTATTCAGTTCGTGACGTTGGACGGTAAATTGGAGTTACCGGCAACATGAAACCTTGTTCGCCAGAAATATTGACGCTGCTGACCAGCCGTCAATTCTACGTGGCAGATTGCTGGACAGTGAACTTGGTTGGCGGAACGGTGCTACGCTATTGCAGCGGTGACGCCGACCTGACCATGAATGGGCAGATATTTTCTGCCGGTGGGTTGACCGGCCCTTTCTGGGACCGCAGCGACCACAAGGCAAAGGTCCATTGGTCGACCGGCACCAGCGTGGACACAATTTCCGTCGACGTCATTCCGGGTTCGTCAACGGTGCTGGGGTCGCCATTCCTGCAAACGATAAAGCAAGGCATTTGGGACGGCGCGGAAGTCATTCTGGATCGACTATTCATGCCGACCTATGGCGACACCACACGCGGCCCGGTGCGCTTCTTCGTCGGCCGCATTGCTGACATTTCAGCAAGCCGGTCCTTGGTCACCCTGGACATAAACAGCCACCTTGAACTGCTGAACCTTCAGTTCCCCCGGAACCTTGTCCAGGTGCCTTGCGTCAACAACCTTGGCGACGGTGCCTGCGGCGTCAATTTGGCCAGCTACCAGACGACCGGCACGGTGTCCGCCAGCCCTGCGCCCAGCGTGGGGGGCTTCACGGCGGTCTTGGGCGCGACCATAACAGACGGCTTCCTGGACCAGGGCACCATAACCTTTTCGTCAGGCGTCCTGAACGGCTACGCGGCAGGCGTGCAGCGGGCAGCCCTGACCGGCACCACGGCCGTCATAGCCATGCAGGGGGCGCTTCCCAGTGCCCCTGTGGCCGGGACGACCTTCACCATTACCTACGGCTGCAACAAGTCGTTCACGGACAGCAATGGCTGCCCGAAGTTTTCGAACACCGCGCGCTTCCGGGGCATGCCCTACGTGCCACAGCCCACGCTGGCGGTCTAAATGGTCACCATTGACGAAATGCGCGCCAAGGTGGTGCAGGAAGCCCTATCGTGGGAAGACACCCCTTACGTGCCCCGTGGCATGGTCAAAGGTGCGAATGGTGGCATCGACTGCCTGACTTTCTTGGCCCAGGTTTACGAACGTGTCGGTGTCATACCACCGTTGCCCATTCCGCATTACGCGCATGATTATTTCATGCACGACGACGCGGAATTCTATTTGCTTGGCAAGGGCGACACGCCCGGCATGCTGTATTTCTGCAAGGAAATTTTCGAAGACCCGAAGCCAGCCGACATTGTGCTGTGGAAATTCGGGCAGTCATTTTCACATGCGGCCATTGTCATTGAATGGCCCACAATAATTCACGCGTTCAGCATGCGGCCTGTGAAGGCTGACAACGCGGAACAGAAATCGGTTTTGAAAAAATACGTCGAAATTAAAGCGTTGCGTGGGCAGCCAAGGCCGCGCCGCTTTTTCACCGTGAAGGACTGGTTCAACCGTGGCGCTATTTAGTTCACCAAAGACCAACGCGGCGGCAACGCCAAGCTACACTGGGATGCAATTGCAATCCAGTGCGTATGGTCTTTGCGTTCCGGTGATCTATGGCACCACGCGCGTGGGCTGGAACTTGCTGGACTATTTTGGCTTCAAGCAAGTCAGCACGCCGCAGTCGTCCGGTGGTAAGGGCGGTATTATTGGCGGCGGTGGTGGCAAGGGCGGGAAAAGCAGCACCACCACTTATTTTGCCAACGTGCTTGGTCTTTTGTGCGAAGGCCCAATTGGCGGGGTTTACAGTTCGTGGCTTTCCCAAACCCAGCAGGTCAGCACCGGTAGTTACGATTTTCTAAGTGGTGCCGTCGCCCAGGCACCGTGGGCAAGCGCGTCCCACGTCATTGGGTATAGCGGCTTCGCCTACATGGCTGGCGCAAATATTGACCTTGGCACCAGCGCCAACCTGCCCGCCATGAATTGGGAAGTGGAAGGAATTCTGCAAGGTACAGCACCGGGCACATACGGTGGCAGCGGTTGCCGCAGCGGTGGTGACGCTGACCCGTCGCAGGTGGTCCCGGACATGCTTTCCAATGCCCAATATGGCGTTGGTTTTCCGGGCACGCGCGTTGGCCAAGTGGTCAACAATGACGAAAGTCGCACAGGCGCGACCTCTATTACGGTCAACAACGCTGCAAGCTTCCAATATAATTTGTCGGTGTTGGACGTCACGTCAGGGACGCTGCTGACCTGTGTGGGAAGTTCGCCTGCGGCTGGGCAGTACAGCTTCACGTCGGCTGGTGTTTACACATTCAATTCGGCGCAGACTGGTCACACGCTGCACATTCGGTACGTGTCGACCGCAGTCATGTCCAATTACCAGAATTTTTGTCTGGCGGCAGGTCTATGGATTTCCCCGGCATATAGTACGCAGGCGTCCATGTCGTCCTGCATAGACGACATTGCCAAGGCAACCTTTTCAGAAGTGATATGGTCGTCTGGCGTTCTGCAAATGATACCGCGCGGGACGACTGCAATTACCGCCCACGGCTACACCTTCACGCCGAACACGACGCCATTGTTCAACCTTACCGACGACGACTTTATGGCGAATTCGGGTGCGCCCGCTGCTTCGCCGCGTCAAGGAAGCGGCAGCACGGGTGGTGGTAATGGAACCGACGACCCAATTCAAATAGTGCGTGGTCGCAAAAGCGATCAAATAAACGACATTAAAATTGAATGCCTGGACCGCGCGAACCAGTACGCACCGTTCGTTGCCCAGGCTACCGACATGGGGCTTATAAACCGGTACGGTCGCCGCGCCGCTTCGTCCAAGTCATTGCACCTTTTTTCGGACACGACCGCCGCTTCGACGTCTGCGAATTTCCAGCTTCAGGACCAGTATATCCAAAACCTATACTGCTTCCAGTTGGACCAGCGCTACGCGCTGCTGGACCCCATGGACTTGGTCACGGTCACTGACCCGAACTTCAGTGGCGTTTCTTTGCAAGGTGTGCGCACCTATGACCTAACCGAAAACGATGATGGTAGCGTTACTGTTTCGGCTGAAGAATTCCCCGGTACTGTTGGCAAGGTCCCCACGTATAATTTAGATACGTCGGACGGTTATATTCAGGACTTCGACGTTGACCCTGGTGACGCAGCCGCGCCCGCCATGTTCGACGTACCGGTTCAGCTTTCCGACGTCATTGGTTTGGAAACATGGCTGGCGACACATTCGAATACTGGCAACCTAAACTGGGGCGGTTGCGATATTTACCTGTCGACGGACGGCACGTCCTATTTCAAGCGTGGGACGCTGACCAGCGCAAGCCGCATGGGACAGTTGACTGCTGTGTTGGCGTCAGGAAGTGACCCGGACACCACGCACACTTTGTCAGTGAACCTGTCGCAGGCTTTCGGAGTGTTGGAAGGCGGCACGCTTGCCGACGCCAACAACGGGGTTACGTTGTGCTTT